TCCGGTACTCGACCTAAGGCCAGGCTCGCAGGCTGCTTCGCAGACGGGATGCACATGCCGAGCAAGTGCATGTCTTCCAATCGACGGTAGAGCGTGCTCTTCGGGATACCGGTGGCTTCGCCAAGTTCGGGTCGCGAAACGTTCACGCCACCCATACCCATCATGGCTTCGATGATGTCGAGATTGAAGCCGATGGCCGTGTTGAAGGCTAGTCTTTCCACTAGCCGATGCTCGTCGTCCCCGTACACTCGTTTACCGTTAACGACGCAAAGCGAAAGAGCAACGCTCGTAAGCTGCCGAGCGATACGGTAGGGAGCCTCGCGACGAGGACGGAACCGGAGTATCTTGTCGTAGCCGTAGTCTTTCTCCCAGCTTGCCATGGATCGAAGCGTTGCAACGAGCCTAGCCAATCCAGAAAGTCGAAGGGCATACTTCCTGGGGATAACTTCAACCGGATCGAGTGGCATAACGTCGCGGTCCAAGAAGGCCAGTGCAGCGTCCTGCATCGCATCTGAAGCGTTCTCGCGGTTCTTGCTGCCGTAGATGATGTCCAAAGTTAACTCCTTCTCCTTTCGTTTGGGTATCTTCATCAGCTCCCACTTGAGGAACCGTTCGCCCACGGTAGCCTCCGAATGGCCGTGGATCTCGTCAGTGACGCCTGCCAGCAGCGTGAAGTAGCCCTTGTACTTGCGGACCACGCCATTGCCAAAGTGCTGCTCAGCCTCACCGTCAAACGCTCCACGGAGCAGACGACTGACTGCCTGAAGCTCCATCTCGTTGGACTTACCCAAGAGTTGAGTGAAATCTTTGAAGACGCCTACGCCTGCAGCAATAAGCTTAGCGAGGACGGAAGGATCCCCGTCCTTCTTGTCTTCTTTGTAGCCGCTAAGCAGGGCTTTGGCGGTGATATTGGAGTGGTAGCTAACGTCGGGTACCTTGTGCAAAGACAGTAGTAGCGTCGTCTTGCCAGTGCTTGGTGGGGCTACGATGAAGACCCAGACCGGAACGTCCAAACGATTCTGCTGCGACAAGACCGTAGCGTACATGATCTTGACCGTGTCCTCCAAATCCCGCGACATCTTAAAGTGCTTGCGATAAACCGCTAGCGTCTCTTCGATGGTTGGATTGGAAGCAGGTCGCTTGCGAGGCGGTGGCGGAAGCTTGGGAGCGTCTTCGTCGGTCGCAGCGGAGGGATGCTCGGAGCGTATTCGTTCGAGCATCTTAATCATTTCGACTCGCGGCTGCAACTGCTTTTGTACAAGCTGCGAAACGTAGTGGTCGCAAACGTCGTACTTCTCGGGGAAATTCTCAGGCCAGAAGTGCCATCGCACGGATTTCGCGACGCCATACAGCATCTTAGCTTTCTTCCAGGAGTACTCCAGGCCAGTCGCGTCATTGTCGTACCAGAAGACGACGTTGCGATCCTTGAAATCTTCAACCCAGTCGTCTTTGAAAACGTTCGCACCGGGTACAGCAACCGGAATGACGCGCATCATGCAAAGCCGCAGCCAGTGCCACATGGCCATGCCATCAAACTCACCCTCCATAATCCAGACCGGCCAATTGGCCTTGGACGGGTCTCGCAGTTGATGGCGACCCCACATGCCCGCAGAGATCGTCGGCGTACCCATAGGTTTGCGGCCAGGCCTCCAGCGACGTACGTCATGAACTTCGCCTGACGGTTCATGATTGGGTATTAACCACTCCTGGGTGAGTGCATTGTAAGCGCATTTCCAGAAGCGGAGAGCCTTCGGCGATAAGCCTTTACGATGCTTACTGAGAGCCGCGTACTGCGCCTCGCTAGTGTTCTCGAAGCAGAAGGCGTGCCATTGGCGGATGAACGTCGTAAGGTTACCCGTACGTCCGCAGCGGTCAAGGCCACTGGAGCATACCCATTTGGTCGTATCCGGGTCTACGTGAAACGCTCGATGCTTGCCGCAGAAAGGGCAATCAGCCTGGTAGTCGTTGCCAGACATACCGATGAATTCTATGCCATGCGTCGTGAACGACTTCAACTTCATTTCATCGGGAGATATCATTCTCACGGTCATCGTCAACCGTCTCCTACACGGTTAGCGTTTGGGTCCACTTAACTTCCTTGCTCTCGCTCCAACGTCGACGAATTACCGAGCACTTAGTCGTCATTGGAAGATCGAAAACGCCGCCATGATCTTCCATCAGTTTCTGCAGCATTTTGACATGACGCATTCGCGGTTGACTGGCGTCGAATTCGAACACCAGCTCGTCGTGAATCGTCATAACGATCCAAGCCTTGAGACCCTCAGATCGAATGTATTCGTAGCAAGCTCTCATACCTCGCTTCATAAGATCAGCAGCTGAGCCTTGAATCTTGTAGTTCACTGCTCGGTAAGCCTTGTCCAAGTCGTCGATAACGATCCGTCGTCCGAAGGCAGTCCAGGTGCAACCCTCGCGGCGAGCCTCCCGAGTGACTTGCTTTATCCAGGGATCCATGGCCGGAAAAGCCTCACTGTACTCGTTCAAGAACGTCTGGGCTTCCTCGCGGGTGCACTTCATCAAGTTCATGATCGAAGGAATGCCACCGCCATAAAGCCGAGTGAAGATGGCCAACTTAGCTTTGTTAACCGAATTCTTACGGTCGATACTTTCCTCAGCTTTGACGATACTGCCTCCAAACTCCGCGAGCCAACGCTCCGCAGCCTGCTCCTCACTCAGGCCAGAAAAGCGTTTGCGAAGAGCAGCTTGCTGCGGCGTATCGAGTGGCGTACCAGCATAGCGGTAGCCCATGGCATGGATCGCAGCTCCAATCGCTGCACTTGTAATCGCACCGTTGCGGAACCCCCATACGTGGTCGGCGCAAGCCTTGTGAATGTGCTGGCCTGAACGAATGATGCGGAGCATTTGCGGCTCTTGCGAAAGCGACGCAAAGATTCGCGGCTCCAACTGCGAATAGTCAATTGAGTACCAAACATGACCCGGTCGAGGACCGAATGGGGCTCGCGTGTCGATCGGCTTCGCTGAACGTCCCGTCGACTTCGAGGCGGCTTGCTGAAGATTGGGACGACGACAACTAAATCGACCCGAACGTGGACCGCACTGGTTGAAGTCGGCATGTAGCACGTAAACGCCACTATCGCGATCGTATTCGGTTCCGAGTTCATATGCGTCGTAGAAATCGAGAGCCTTCCCTGCGGCTCGCCACGTAAGGATATCGTCGACGATCTCCGTACTTGCGGAAAGTTCAAGCAAGGTGTCAGCGTCAACTGGACGCTGCGCCGTCTTCTTCCTCTTTGCGCGATAAATGTTCTTTGGAACTGGCAAGCGAAGATGATCATAAAGTAGTTTGGCAAGCTGCTCGTCAGAACCAGGATTGAACTGCTTCTGCTTGAACGGCTCGTGGATCTTAACGACGCAGTCGGTACCAACGCTGTTGAAGCTGCCCTTGATAAGCTTGCAGTAGTCGGCTTTGAACCACTTCGCCTTCTCAACTTCTCCGGTATCCTCGTTTATTAAGGCACACTGAAAGCGACGATACTCACCACTTTTCAACCGGTCCACCTTAAGGACCAGACCGTACCCACGCGTATCCAGTGAGCCTGCCTTACGGGCTTCTTCGCCCACCTCCATAAGCTTCTTGTAGTAGAAGTCGTGCTCCCGCTGGTAAAACGCTCGCTGCTGGGCCACAACGTCCCTATCCACTCGAACGCCACGATCCTCCATATCCATGACCGCTGGCCAAAGCTTCATCTCTTCATCGTAAACGGACCGCACTCCCAGCTCTTCCATCTTCCTCTCACAGAAAAGCCAACCCAGCATAGTCCGTTCAGCGTCGCTTACTGCATAAATCCTGGGGAGAGAGCGAAACCGTTCCGCAGTCTCCGGATCATCCGGTAGTAGTTCGTGAGCGTACATGCAAAGCCAGTAATCCGCCTCCACCTCCTTGTGAATTTTCCAGCCTCGCTCCTTTGCTTTGCGACGCAAGATGATGGTGGCCTTTTGTAGCTCGTCTTGATCTTCGTCAGCGTAACCAGCGTACTTCTTCGCCCAGGGCTTCAAAGCGTACGTCAGCTCGCAGGGATTGCAACAATGAGCCGCAAACATGGCCTCATGAATCGGGGCTTCAACCTGACATCCCAAGCCGAAGCGGATCATGCGGACGTCGTACTTTGCATTCCAGAAGATCTTCGATACAGCTCGGTTGCGGAAATGGCAACGGAGGGCTTCCGCTTCTTTCGGCTTTGCCGAATACCGTACCTGGCGAGTTGCCTGGTCAACTGGAAACTCAACGTAGCGGGTCTCCCCGTCAGCGTTGCAGAAGCTGAAAGCCCATGGCCGGTCCCCCTTCCAAGGCGACAAACCCGTACCTTCAGTATCGTTTGCAACAACGTCGCCAGCAATCAACCGCTTCGGCTTGAGGATCAAGACCATGACTACTCCACCACATCCCGATTAGACAGCTCCAAGATAAGCCGAGCGACCCCAAAGGGACGTGAAATCCTGGAGAAGCTGTCGGTAGCGGGCTCGCCGAGCCGGATCAGTGGCATCCCAAGTACCGTCGCCAGTGGGATGGTAGCACCGTTCAGCGGCAGGCACAGCCAATGCCTCATTTGCATGGTGATTCAGAAACGCAGCACAAGGCGGCTCGGGATCCTTACCCATCAACCGCTGAAGATTGTCTGCGACGAACGGGCACTCTGTAAAGCAGCCTTGCGAGTTCAAGCAAGGTGGCCTTACAAGCGAACGAAAGACCGGGTGGACCTTCGTCGCCAGTTCGTTAACCATGTCGTTGATCAAGGGTCGCCACATACCAAGCTGAGCAATCCAGCAACCGCGACGACCCAAGATGTGCTTCAGCGACATGTAGTTCATCTTCCAGGAAATTCGGTGTGAGACCGCAAGCGGCAATATCTGCCGTGCGTCCTCTGGCGGTACGCCTGCGTCGATAAACTCCGTATACAGCTCTTGAGCCGCTTCCATGAAAGACTCGTAAAGGTCCTTGACCGAGGCTCCTTGTTTGAGCGTGAGATCACTCGCAATCGACTCGGGCGTGTAGAAATCGCCCTGCGCCGCGAACTGACCCATGTCTTTGACTCGCATAGACTGCGACCACCACGAACTGCGACCTTCTCCTGGAATGATGTCTACCGCGAAGTTGTCGCCGAAGTGATGCCCGATCCGATGCCGCACGATCTGCTCACGCAAAGAAATCGGGATGTTCTCCAGGATGAAGATGACGTCCAAGTTCTCGGCAACCGGGATGTCACTTTCGATGACTTGCAGAAACGTCTTGTTAATCGCTGCTGCAAGGGCAGGGTCTTTACCGGCTTGCTCTTTCAACTCCGCAGCTGAAGGCAACGGTTCGTCGGAGCGACTTGCCTGCCAGAGTAAGTAGATCGTCTCCACGGGATGAGCGATCGTGGACAGTAGCTTTGCTGATGGCTGTTTCATTGGTAGTGTCCTAGGGAAATAGGTTGAGACGAATGGATTCAGACGACCTTAAGTCGTACCTTCGCTTTTACGAACGATTTCCTGTGCCAACTTAAGGTACACGTGAGCGTCGTGGTAGCTGTCTTCATGGTTGGGTGTCCGAGCGAGACGGCTCAGTTTGACCGCGACTTGCATCAGGCAGACGAGATGTGGAGGCAGGAAGCTGAAATCGTCCTTGCTTCGAGCCTGAAGGATGAGACCAGCCCACATCATGCCGAGTGCCTGATGGTTAGTCATCGGATCTCCGTAAACCGACTCGCGGGCTTGGCGGGTTGCCAGCTCTTCCTGGGTGTAAACTGGACCGCCAGGAATTGCGGCAGCTTCCGTCCCTGCGGGAACGCTCGCGGCTTCAATTGCCGCTTGCATCGTAACGATGCCGAGGGGGTCCAGGATGCCTTGAAGCCGTTCTTGTAGGACGCTTTTGAGTGCCTCCTGGTCAATGACAAACGTCATTTTACCTGACATTGGACGTCTCCTTGTTGCTGAAAATGTAGTCGATGAACTGCGGAACCTGATCGATCAAAGGTCGTAAGGCGTCGAAAGCCGAATCTTCGAAGTGCGAGTAGTAAGCTCGAAGCGTCTCCGCATGCTCGAAAGCGTTACGGTTCCCACTCTCATACTCCTGCGCAATGAAGGCGAGGACCGAAAGGTAGTCGGCAAACGCGATCACCCTTCCTTCCAATCGACTATCCTTGGCAAGCAGCCAATTGTTCTTCAGGCGCTCAGCCCATTCGGCACTGACAAGCTTTCGGCAAACTAACTCGAAAGCCTTGATAGCAGCTTCTTCGTGGGCAACCCGCAACGCCTCATTCATGTACTTGAAATGCCGAGGGCAATCTCCGGTATGACTTTCTTCCAGGTCATGCACCACAGCTCGAACCATCAGCAGTTCCCAATTCAGCCGATGTGTCAGGTACTGCGGCTTGTCCGTCGTGGATGAAACAAGAAGCGGATTGTTTTGAAGCCACTGGCCGATCAATGCCGCGTAGAGAACGACGTAGAAGGAGTGTTCAGCGACCGTCTCCTTATGGTTGACGCGACACGTCGAGTATCGCGGTACATAGCGAAGTCGAACGGGAGCACCTCGAAGCAGCTCAAACAAGTTAAGCTCGTACTTCCCGTTGCATCCTCGCGGGTCCTGGCCGTCAGTATTCCTGCTCGGCCATCCCAACGAAGTTAAGTCGGTTGCGTCTGGCGGTCGTTGCATTGTTTGGATTCCTTTGAAAGTGAAACGAAGACTGAAACCTGGGCTGACCCGCTACGGAAAGAACGGTAAACCCAAGTACAGCAGCTTACTCGACTTCGCACTCCGTCCGATCGAGACCAGCGGTCTTGAAACTGTCCAAAGCCATGCCAGCGGACGGGTAGGACATCCACTGCTCAAGCTCATCAAAGCCGTGGATCGTGATGTCCAGGCAACGGGCAAGCATGACGTTCTGCTTGCCCATCTGCTCTGTTCTCGATTTCGTCGTAAATCCCGCGAGAATCTTCCTTCCAGCCCAGAGCGACGGAATTTCAATGTCCGTATCAAGGTCGTAGATCAATTCCCGCCATGCCCGAAGGTAGCCCAGCTCCCAGACCGTTCCCAAATCCGTCTGCTCCAACGGTCCTTTGATCGGGTAGAATTCGTCAGCCCGATCGGTAGAATGAAAGCCAACGTGATGGACCATCCAAATCTCCCGTCGAATGAACTGAACGTCTTCTTTCGGTCCGTTGAAGCCAGCCACTCGCTCGCCTGCTGGATTCGTCCACTGAGGCCGGTCGAGAACCGCGATACACTCGTCGCATTCCCGCATGGCAGCGATATTGGTGTTGAAGATCGCCTGTGCATTCCGTTTAACGTCACCCTGACGTTCAGCATTGCCACCGTGTTTCCTGGGAGAGAAGTACCGGACGTGAGGACGTCCTTCCAGTACCTGCTCAATGCGCTCGATTGTTGCGACCTCAGCGGGATTGAAGAATGGGCCAGCAAGGTAGATATTCCGTGACATAGAAATGCCTTTGCAACTGAAGTAAAGAATTGGAGAAAGAAAGGCAGGGCTTGGCTTTCGCTTTATCTCCCTGCCTACCCGTAAGGGTGAAAGTCGACGACTACTCAAGCGGTTCGACGTCTTCGACCGGGATTTCCTTAACCTTGCCCTTGAACGGACCTTCGCTCAACGTGACCTTGATGGTCTCCGCATCAGCCTTCGGTTCCACCGCGACCACGCCCTTGTAAGGCTTGCCGCCGATGTTGACCTCGACTTTGCTGCCTTTGGTCACGATGCCGAACTCTTCCTCCGTCGACGAGGCTTCCTCTTCGACGGGAGCCTTGTCCGTTGCCGCAAGCTCCAACTGATCGAGAGCGACCCGCTGCGCGAGCAACTTGCCGCTTTCGAGATTCTTCAGCTTCGCGGTACCGGCTTTGTCCACGTCTTGCACTTCGCAGGTCAGAGCAGCTTTGGCGCGAGGCGGAGTGTAGAGCACGATCGAACCGACTTCAATGCCAGAAGCAGCCTCTTCCTCGATAGCCGGCTCCGGCTCCGGCTCCGGCTCCGGCTCCGGCTCCGGAGCCGCCTCTTCTTCAACGACCTGCGTCGCTCGGATGGCCTCGCGGATGTCGTCGTCGGTCATGTTCGTCATGACCTTCACCGCAAGCTTGTTAGCCGCGATGTATTTCTTCAGGCCATTGCGGTCGAGCGTATCCAGCTCGTCGCCCTGACCTTCTTCGACGACCGCTTCTTCTTCCGCGACGGCTTCACCGGATTCCCACGGGTCGGCTTCCCAGCCGGTCGGACCGTTCCCCAGGAGTGCGTGGTTCTGCCACTGCTGATCCTGGGAGAGCCAGACACGAATCTGGGCATGCGGGTGGCCTTCAGTGATCATCTTCAGCGCATCGGGCAATTCGGTAGCCTTGATCGCGGTATGGTCGAAGCCAAAGAACTTCAACTTCCGCTTCAGATGCCCGATGTTCTGCTCCGTGTCCAGACCGTCGCGACTGGTCACGTAGCCGTAAGCCGGATTGGCTTTGCGTGCGGCAGCATCGCCGACGTCCAAGCAATCCCAGGTCCATTCGACCATCACCTTCTCACCACCTTTGACTTCGACAAGCTTGGCCTCCACGAGGCGAGCCTCATGCTTGCCAGTCTCGACGTTGTCATTGACGTTGCCACCTCCCGCAGAAACTTCATTGGTCTGCTCCCACATCGCTTGCATCTTCGCCAAGCGACTGGCGAAGCCGGTACCCGGTGCCGCAGGCGAAGCTGCGGGCTTCACGGGAGCCTTAGCGGAATTGGCCTTCGAAACGGGTTTCATCGGTACTGTCATCTTCATTCTCCTCAAACTTGAGACAACGAAACAAAACAGGAAACGCTACTTCTTCGGCAGCAACGGCTTCTTAGTCGATGCCGCTTTGGCAGGGGCTTCCAGCTGATTGTGGAAAGCCGCCTTATACATCTTGTAGGACGTCTTCGCGTCGTTGCCGAGCGGGATGTCCCATACCGGGCTACCGTCGGAGTACAACATGAACTCCGGCGCACGCACTTTCGCCATAACAGTACCGTCAGGACGAATGCGCATCTTGTTCTGGTTCGACGCAGGATCTCGCCAGATGTAACCCATGAAGTCAACCTTCGCAAGCAATCGCTCCAGGGGCTTGCTGCTCAAGGCTGGACGAATAAGGTCATACGCTTCGCCAAATGCTGGCTTGAACAGACGCTCACAAGCGTGCGAAATGAAGATGCAACCCTTGTTAGGCATCTTAATCAAGTCGTAGAACTGCTTGACGAACTCCGCGTAGATCGCTGCCCAGGATTTACCGTAGTCCTTTTCGTCGTTAGGATGCTCAATCTTCAAGACCTCTTCGCACATGAAGTTGAAGCACAGTTCAAATGCGTCTTCCATTCCGTCACAGATCGCAAATTGAAAGTTCGACGTCCTGAACTTCTCCTTGTAAGCGACCCACTCCAGCCAATGCGTGACGGGTTTCTGGTAAGTTCGAAGGTACAAAGCCCCAGGTTCAAACATGAACTGATGGCTATTCTCGAACTCTGCCGCAAACGTCGTTTTACCCACACCCGAATCTCCATACACCCAAAGAGACTGGGTGTAGAAACTCGCCTGCGGGTCATTCCTGGAAGTAGCCAGTTCGACATCCGGTAATGGCATCCGGATACCCGTCTGCGTAGTCCGCATGGTTACGCGACCTTGACTTTGCGCAGACTTGTCCACTTTCGCCACGCGCCGCATCTGTAGTACCATTATCGCTCCTTTCTCGTTGCGGGCAACTGTTCCACGCCAGTGAAATCGCCCTTGGTAATGGGATCGTACATCGCGCACTTACCGTACTTACCAGCAAGCGCTTTGGTATGAACGTAATGAGGCGTGATGCCATACGCCCACAACTGGATATCCCGCAGAATCGGGTCCAGTGTCTTGTTCAGGAAGCTTTCAATGTGCTCTTGCGTGACCTCAAGCTCCCAACGCTTGAAGTAGTGGTCCTCGTCCTTGGCAACGTCTTTGCTCAGGCGCTCAACGAACTCGTCGTGTGTCTCGGCATTTCGTTTACCCGGCTCTGTACTCGGATTGCGGATGACGTTGTACTGCACGCCTGCTGGCCATTCGTTGAAGATGCGATAGATCGCATACAGGTAAAGGTTAACTTGAATGTCGAATTGAAGCGTATCTTCGATTTCCATCTCATCGATACGGCTTTTCGTCTTGGTTTCGAATAGCCACAGCCGTCCGTCTTTACGAAAGACGCCATCCATGATGCCGCTTAGCGGAACCTTGCAGCCTTCTAAGACCTCGACGACTTCGTAACGCTGACTCGTTTGCAGCTTCCCGCCCAGGCACAACGGTGGCAGCGAATAGTCGAATTCCCACTCTTGCTCGATACCGACCCATTCCTTTTCGGCATCCTCCGCAGCATACTTCTCCAGGTAGACCGGCCAGAGGGCTTTGGTTTTGAGAAAGCCCAATTCCATCGCGTCGCGACGCTTCTCCGGTAAGTGTGGATTTTCCTGCTGGAACTTCGCACTGTAAATTCGGACGGCTTGTTCCAAATCTTTCATTGGCGTGGCCGCCGACTGATGACGGCTACCGTAATGTCGTCCGAGCAACCAGTGCCACCACTCGCCGAAGTCGATGGCTGCGGAGCCCATCGGGTTCTTGAAACCGTGCGCAACTTCCAGGCGAAACTGCTCGCGGCAGTCCAGCCACTTTTCGATCATTGATTGGCGGAGACCGTACGTAGCCCCTCCGCCTTCCCTGGTGAAAGACCAGCGTTCCGTCTGCCGCCGATCGTCGAGAATCTCCATCTCTCGCTTCTTGAAGTTTGGTTTCACGGACGATTCCATCGCACCCTTGAAAACCGCTTTGACTTCTGCACCGAAGCTCAACGGCTTTCGTTTCTTTCGTAGTCTTAGGGGCATTTAGATTCTCCCGATAGTAAAGGTCAACTTCCAATGTTGCGAGCCGAATGCCCGACTTCATGTCGGGAGATACAAAGCCCCATCGCGGCACTCCCGACAATCAGGGTGACGAAAGGGGACACACACAGCGAGCACTTGATTGGGATATCGCAGGCATTTGATGCCTTTGGCATAAAGTCGGCGATGAACACGGTGGAGTAGTTTCCTGGAGGCGAAACGAAAGAACATGACGTTGGGACCTTCATTAACCATCTCCGTACCTTCGGCAGTGAGGCACAGCCATCGAATGTCACACCGATGCCAGTACTCACCCGACGGTAGCATTTCGAATTCATCGACGGTAAAGCCCCATGGATTCGACATGACATTCTGCAAGTTTTGAAATCATGTTTCGAATTAGTTAAAGAAACCCTGGGCGTACAAACCGATACCGACCGCATCCCAGTGATGACTAGGCTGTTGGAGCACCGAGTCGACTTCTCGCGGACGATAGTATCGCAGTAAGGTATTGCGGACCCTAGTATGCATGACGTCCTTCGGAAGCTGCCCGATCCACTCGTAAACCGGGTAGCAGATAAACCGAGCGGATTGTCCCCTTGCCCACTCGGCGATCATGCCGACTGAGAAAGCAAGATGCGTCAGGTCACCGCGACGGGCAACAGCTTGACCGACGGCTCCTCCAAATAACACCGGAAACTCCGTATAAAGTCGGGTGATCTTGACGCCACGAAGACGAATGTCGAGTTGGTCAAGGATATCCTCAACTCGCTCGTAGAAAGTCTTTTCGTCCGTCCGACATCGCAGGACAAAAGCCTGGACTGGCAGCGCAGGTCGACTACGCTCGTACCAGGCTTTCTCCGCCCAGACAGCAAAGCCAGCTTCGTTCACTCCAGGGTCTACCGAAAGAATCATCTGAAACTTTCATGAATGTAGCGAATTCTTTCCAGAAGGCGAGTTGAGTTCCTCGCCTTCTCACGCAACGCCAGTACTGCGGCTTCATCCACCGTACCCGACGTTACAAGGTCCACATACAAAGCCGGCTCCTTGCGGTCCGGATGCCGGATACGCGCTTCGAGTTGAGATCGGGTCTGCCAATCCCACCAATTCGAAAAGAAAATTGCCGCAGAAGCACGGCTTAGGTTCTGGCCAAATCGAGCGGCTCGACCTTGGGCGAGGAGAATGTCTGTCTGTCCTGCCTGGAAATCTGCCACCGCTTGCGTCTTCTGCTCTAGGGTATTTAGTCCCGTGAAGACGCCCACACGCAAATTGAAGTCGCGAAGTCGCTTTGCGGCGATTTTGATTTCTCGATTGAATCGAAAGAAGACGACAAGAGGCTTACCTCTCAGTTCGCCTGTCACAAGGTTCTCCAACTCGCGAAACTTGTGCGGTGAGAAGACGTCCCCCAGGTGCTCGCGAAACTCTCGCGGCATGCATCCACCAGCGACCTGGGCCATCCAAGTACTGGCGACTGGAACCCACCTCGTTAGAAGATCGCCAACCGCAAACTCCGCACCTATCCTGGAGTAAAGCCGACGAAGCATCATCGGCAGCTCCACGTACCGTGTCTGATAGATTCGTTCGTCCGGGATACCAGCATCTTTGGCAGTCAGGACGTAGGCGTACTTCGCCAACTCCTTCTCCAGCATCTCCTTGACGCCACGGTTCGGGAACCATTCGAAGCCGGCTTGATGCCAGCAGCGTGCGCGGAAGGACCAGTAAGACTTGAAGCCGCAGAAACTACCGAGCAGCCAACGCATCTGCTCGAAATACATCAGGTCGTTCTCAGGAGCAGGCGTCCCAGTCAGAATGGCTCGGTAAGGTGGCTGAAGCCGCTTCATCAGAAGCTTAGTGATCTTATTCTTGGGGTTGGCGATGAACGTGGATTCGTCCAGAATGGCGAGCCTCCAGTTGACGTCAAGTAAATCCGGTGCGGCTCGTAGTCCTTCGGGATTGATCAGGAACCAACGGACCCCTTCCCGGAGTGCGGCTTCCAACTGGAGTCGCTTGGCACTAGAAGTACCATGTAGAAGTGCTGCGGCAATGCCATCAGCGCGAAGTTCTGCTCGCCATACCGGGAGTACAGGAGCAGGAGCGACAACCAAGGCAACGTCATTCGGTCGTAGCCGTTCGATCGCCCATCGGGTGGCGATGAAAGTCTTACCGAGACGCATCTCGATAAACAGCGCGATGCGGTCGCGAGAAGATGCCCACGCCAAGACAGGGCGCTGGTGCGGCAGAGGCTCACGTCTGCGTCGTTTCTTACGCAACCGGATCATCCGGTATGCCTCCTTGTCGCAGCAAGCTTGCCCGCTGACCGCCTCAAGTCGCGGGCAGGTCCGTCATTTTGACATTCCCGATGGCAATTTGACTTTAACCCTTCGGAGGGGTTTGGGAGGAATTAGGGAAAAATTTTCGCTGGCTGCGGACCCTCCCCTAAGCTTCGCAGGAAACGCATAGAGACGAAAAAAGCCCCACCAAGCCGGTTGGACTTGGTGGGGCAGAAATCGCCGTAGCATGTCGCTACGGCGACGGTACTCGGCGGTATTGGCCTTCGCTCTCAGAGGACGAGTCGCGACGATCCTCCGGCCGAAGCCGCAACCTATTCGACTTCATCTGCCATGTTGGCGATGTAGGCCGGCAGTTGATGCACGGGAATGTCAACTTTCGGAACCGCTGCCGCTGCTTCCAGTTCCTTTTCGTTCGGTGCTAGCTTCTGCAACACCGGATACGTCTCAAGAGCCTTCGCCTGCCGAGCACGCTCAGCTTCAACCAACTTTGCCACACGAACGCAACTACGTTCAATGCGAACGCGAAGCCTACAAATGAAAGTCTCAATGCGGGCTTTTTGTTCTCCCGCTGCCAGGGCAGCTGCCTGGATACGAGCGATCGCATTTGCTCGACGGGTAGTTTCATTCTCAAGGATGCGAGCCTCGATGGCAGCCTCCTTTTCCTGCGCCTTAGCCGCAGCGACGTCTTCCTTCTCCTTTTCAGCTTTGACGGGAGTAGCCTTCTTCGCGTTCACACCCGATTTGATGGTTTTCTTAACCACCTCGCCTGCAATCGGTTTATTGCTGACGGACTTGGCAGGCTTCGTAACTACGTTAACGGGTTGAAGTGACATGACAGTCTCCGGGAAATGAAATGGTTGAAACTCGAACACCAAGCACAGCCTTGCTAGCGAGGCCGTTTCCATTGAGAAATCGGCAAAGCGTGAGCCGTCGCTCGCGCTACCCGACCCTCACTATCCCGCACGTAGCGATAGACGACAATCTGCTTGCGTTTGCGATTGTACGAAGCTCGCCAACGTGAAGGCGTTTGCATCAGGCGGGAACGTCGTTGCGGGAACCACTCCCGCATCTGCTCGATGAGTTGTTTGTCGGTTCGAATCTTCCCGACATCACCGCTCTCCCAGTACTTTTCGTTCTGCTCGAGTAGCTCCCACCAAGCTTCCTGAACGCTACGTCCACCCGAATGCGAAGTGTCGACGATTTGTCCTAATCGTTTCGGCATATCGAGAGTTCCTCCATCGGAGTCGGCATTATAAACCGAGACTCTCGAAATTCCTAAAGGTCTTTTGAAAGTTGAAACGTAGGCTTTCCTAGAAGGGGTCAGAAGGGAACTGATCGCGAAACGTCTGCCGTAGACGCGCGGTTCCCTTCAGTTCCACGATTCGTCCCTCGGCAGCTTCGCCACTTTCTGCGGCAGCTTCACCGTCGCGATGCGGAACTCGCACTTCCCGAATCAAGAAGCGTCTACATTTCCATCCACGCTCCATCATCCGGATCCAAGCGTCCGCATGGTCAGCGGTTTCGAACGGACCGAAGACCTCGGCGGTCAGGTAGTCGGTCATGACCTCGACAGCATCGGGACGTTGAAGCGTTACAACACAATACATCGCTCGATCCTCCTGACCCTTGAAGGGTCGACTCCGACTCCCTCAGTCGGCGAGGCAGCGTCCTC